ACGTCACTTGGGGGCGATGGCAGATCACCCCGCTCGGCGAGATCGTCGCCAAACAACTAGCCAAGAAAGGAAACCGGTAATGCAGGTCAGCTTCACCGCCCACACGCCAGCCCACAGCCCACTCACCATCCAGCAACGCCTAGAAGCCGCCGGCTTCACCAACGTGCATGTCAACGCCATCAGCGACACCGTGGAACCCTTCACCCGCACCAACCCGGAAACCATCCAAGCCTACGAGGAAGGCAAACAACTCATGGAAGCACGCTACGGCCGCTTCGACGCCATGAAAGAAGCCCGACACATCAACCCCTACCGCGACGGAGACCGATAACCCATGAACTGGATACATCAAGCCGCATGCCGCGGCCACGACCCCGAACTCTGGTTCAGCACCCGGCCATCCAAAACCAAAACGGCGCTCGCAGTCTGCCGGACATGCCCGGTCATAGGCGAGCGCCGCGAGTGGGCCGATGGGCATAGCCGCATCAACGGCTACCCGTTGCAGGGCATATGGGGCGGCCGGCAATACGGCGTCATGAGCAGACAAAGAAAGGACAGGAAATGAACAAGAAGATAGACATCGACGTCACGGCCTACCAGATCGGGCCGGTCGTCCTCATGTGCGGCGCCGCCGCACCCGGCCATGACGTGACGCACCAGGAATGCTTCGGCCGGTTCACCGTGCTCGCCCTCTCCCTCAATGCCGCGATCCGCAAATGCATGCGCCGCGTCGCCCGGATGTGCGCCGACTGCTCGGCCCGCGAACAACTCGACCATCAGGAAGGAGCGAGGGCGTGAGAGTCACCGACGGCATCCGGCGGATCATCGAGGACTGGCGCACCAAAGGCGTCAGCCCCGAAGAGACGGCGCAATCCCTGCGCATCCCCATCGACGAGGTGAAGGCCATCATCCTGCAAGCCCACACGGCACCCGCGCAGCCGAAACGCCCCGAATTCCTCGAACCACGGTACGCGCTGGAAAAACCCGCCGGCATCGGCGACAATAGAAGAGAAAGTTAAGGAACGCCAGCAAACCGTTGAAAAACAAGCCGTTCCCAGCCCATCCACCACGGCGGGAACGGCTTTATGGGAAAGTAAAAAGCCCCCACCTTTCGGCAGAGGCTCGCATTGTCCAACAAGTGAGTATAGCACCATCGAAAGGGCTGGGATGATAGAACAACGAGCTTGCGCGGCCTGCGGCAAACCGGCCGGCGACGCGAACCTGTGCAAGGAATGCGTCAAGGACTGGGCGAAACGCCTCGCATGGCTCTTGAAGGCCGGCATGCCCGCCCTCCAACAGATCGCCTACAAACAAGCCACCACCCGCGAACGCTCGCCACGCCACGGCAACGCGGCATACGCGGCCCCACCGGTCAACGAAGCCGCCCAAGCGCTCTACTCCACGGTGGAAACGCACCTGCAACTCACCGGCGGCATGCTCGGCGTCAAACCGATCGGACACGACCGATACGGCCGCCCCCGCACCCTCATGCAATGGGCCGACATCACCAGCCTGCTGCTGCACCACATGCACGACCTCGCACGACTCGACACGGCCGGCGACCTATACGCCGACCTGATCCGACTGTCGGAAAAGGTCGAAACCGCCACCACGCGGGCCGACGAGCGCCGTCTTGTCGGCGTATGCCCCGACTGCCTGAACACGTTGGGGGATGATGGGGAACCGGTGCGCACGCCGATCTACGCCGCCCATTCCGCGCGGTATGCGGTGTGTCCCGAATGCGGCGCATGGCTCGATCTGAAGCGCGTGCGGTTGGAATACCTGCGCCGCGCGGGCCTCATGCACATCACCCGCACCCAATCCGACGCCGCCCGATGGGTCAGGGAGAACACTGGCGTCGCCGTGAGCGGCAACGACTTGAAGAACTGGCGGACGCGCGGCAAAATGCCCCGCACGCGGCACATCGACGGCCCCTATTGGGCGTGGAACATTCTGGAATTGCTGGCGTGCGCCCAAGCCAAGGACGCGCGGGACGCAGGCGACGCTTGAACCCTGACCCGGTTCCGTGTTACGCTGTCGCGTGTAATCGGAGTATCGAAAAGCCCTGCCCATGCCGGCGGGGCTTTTCTCATATCCGGGATGGTTGGCCGAGCGGCCGAAGGCACCCGCTTGCTAGGCGGGCAAGCATGACAAGCCTCATGCTTCGCGGGTCCGAATCCCGCGCCATCCGCCAGCCGCCGTCGGCACCGTGCATAACCGGCGTATGCGGCACCCGAGAAACCACCGCAGACAGACGTCTCGCCGGCGGTTCTTCCCGCTGCTTCCCGACGGCGGGCGCCGTTTGTTGTTCGTGTGGGCGTTCGATTGGAGGCGTGTCATGGCGTTGTATCCCAAGCGTATCGAAGTGGACGCCCGCAGGGGGCGGGTGCTCGTGGATGGCGTGATCTTCCCCTATGCGATGGCCGACCGGCAGCCCTATCTGGAGGTTTCTCGTGACGATCTGGGCATCGTGTGGGTGCCGTTGATCGCCGACGAGATCGTGTTCAGGGCCGGCGTCGAGGTCAGCCAGTGCAGCAGCAAGCCGAGGCTCAAGTGAGCGGCAACCCGCGCAAACGCAACGGGCATCGGCGCAGGCTGGAGCAGCAGCGGTGGCGGCACATGCAAGCCGACTGCTACATCTGCTATCGGCCCATCGACTACACGTTGCGTTCGCCCGACCCGTACAGCTTCGTGATCGACGAGACGATACCCTTGGCGCGAGGCGGCACCCTGACGCACGACAACAGCGGTCCGGCGCATCGATGGTGCAACGCCATCAAAGGCACGCACGGTCTGGCATGGGCACGCGAGCGCGTCGCCTACCTCATCGCCCACGGCGAGGCGCCGCGACACGACGACACCACGGCTCCAAGCCAGCCGATCCGATGCTCGGACTGGTTCGGGGGTGGGGAGTAGCCCCCACCCGGCCCCCTGACGGCCACCACGGGCAAAGGGCCGTTTTTCCCCCGGACTTTTTCCACACTTGGCAAGGAGCCGTCATGGTCGCCAGAACGCCGAAAACCACCCGGTCGAAACCCTCTTCGAGGTCGCGCAGGGTCAGCAACGCCGCCGCTTCCGGGGACCGCCGGCGGCTCTTGGTGGCGATGCGCAACCTGATCGCCGAAAAGCTCGACGAAGGGTCGATAAGCTCACGCGACCTCGCCAGTCTGACGAAACGGCTCGCGGACATCAGCGCCGAGATCGAGGCGATCGACAAGGCGTCGAACGAGCATGATCCGGCCATGCAGGCCCTGGACACGGAGGACGAACGATTGGATGAGCACGAGGATTGACGGGGCGGCCTGCCAGATCATCCCCGACGACCTGTATACGAGCGGAGAGCCGAGCCTGAACAACCTCGCCGCGGCGGCGGGCGACCGGTTCGACGTCTGGCAGCGGCAGATCAACCGGATCATCCTCGCGAAAAGCGCCGACGGCTTCTGGAGCGCCCGCAACGCCGTACTGTCCATTCCACGCCAGACCGGCAAGACCTACGACATCGGCTGGGTCGCGATCCACCGCGCCGCCCGAACCCCCGGCATGCGCATCGTATGGACCGCCCAGCACTTCAGCGTCATCAAGGACACGTTCGAAAGCATGTGCGCCATCGTGCTCAGACCGGAAATGAGCGGCCTCGTGGACCCCGACCACGGCATATCCCTGGCCGCCGGCAAGGAAGAGATCAGGTTCCGCAACGGCAGCCGTATCTTCTTCCGCGCCCGAGAACGCGGAGCATTGCGCGGCGTCAAGAAGATCGCCCTGCTCGTCATCGACGAGGCCCAGCACCTGTCCGACTCGGCGATGGCGTCGATGCTGCCGACCCAGAACCGCGCCTACAACCCACAGACCATCTACATGGGCACCCCGCCCGGGCCAAGGGACAACGGCGAAGCGTTCACCCGCCTCAGGGACAAATCACGCGCCGGCCGCACCCACAGCACCCTCTACGTCGAATTCACCGCAGACCGCGACGCCTACCCGCTCGACCGCGACCAATGGAGGAAAGCCAACCCCAGCTACCCGGCCCACACCAGCGACGAATCCATCGCCAACCTGTGGGAAAACCTCACCGGCGACGACTTCCGCCGCGAAGCCCTCGGCATCTGGGACGAACACGCCCTCAGCCGCGCCATCGACCGCCGACAGTGGGAGGAAGCCACCATCGACAAACGCCGTCCAGGCGGCGTCATGAGCTTCGGCATCGACATGAACCCCACACGCACACGCCTGACCATCGGCGCATGCATGCGATACGACGACGGCACCGCCCACATCGAACTCGCCGAATACAGGGACACCAACCACGACGGCACCATGTGGGCCGTCAACCTCATCGACAAGGTCTGGGAACAAACCGCCGCGCTCGTCATCGACGGGCAAAGCCCCGCCACCGCGCTCCTGCCCGACCTCGCCGAAGCCGGCGTCACCGTCACCGTCACCGCCGCCACCGACATGGGCCGCGCCTGCGGACGCCTCCAGGACATGCTCAGAGACGGCACCCTCACCCACCTGCCCGAAGACGGCCAACAACCACTCTGGCAAGCCGCCGCCAAAGCCACCACACGCCCCATCGGCAAAAACGGCCTCTTCGGATGGAACCGACCCGACGACGACACCGACATCAGCCCACTCAACGCCGTCACCCTAGCCCTCCACGGGGCCATGACCACCAGAAGAGACCCCACCGCACAACAGGAAGCATGGTACTAATCATGAACACCGACGACGTCCCCATCCTGCGCGGACAAGCCGGCTGGCTCGCCATCGAAAGCGCCTACGCCAACACCATCGCCGGCGTGGACCCCGACGACCAACCCACCATCAACGAACTCCTCAAACAATGGCGACGCCACTACACGCGCAACACCCTGCGCACCAGCTACTACCTCGCCCACTACCACTACAAAGGCGTCGCCTACAGCATCCCACCGGCCATGAAAGCCCTCGCCAAACCAATGATCGGCTGGCCCAACAAAGCCGTCCGCGCGCTCGCCGACCTTTCCGTGTTCGAAGGCATCGACGCGCCCGACAGCCTCCAAACGCAGGTAGACGACATCATCGCGGCGAACACGTTCGGCGTGAAAATCCAACAGGCCATCGTGTCCGCATACACGCACGGATGCAGCTTCATGACCATCTCCGGCGACGGCGACGACATAAGGATCACGCCCCGCGCCGCCGACTGGAGCAGCGCCCTATGGGACTGGGGCAACGACAGGATCGGCGCTGCCATGACCATCCGCGACAAAGACAAAGACGGCTACATCACCCGCTTCGACGTATGGCTGCCCGGCAAGGTCTACCTGTGCCGCCGCAACAGCGGCACATGGGAGGCCGAACGCATCGAAACCGGCTTCGACCAACCCACCGTCGTGCCGATCGTCAGCGACCAACAGCTCTACCGCCCCCTCGGCTCCAGCCGCATCACCCGCCCACTCATGGCCCTCACCGACCTCGGACTGCGCACCCTCGTGCGCATGGAAGCGACCGCAGAATTCTACGCGGCACCACGCATATGGTTCCTCGGAGCCAACAAAGGACAGGTAAGCCCCGACACATGGGGCAGCATCGTCAGCGTCATCAACGGCATCCCCGCCGGCCGCAACGGCGAAAAACCCGAACTGCGCCAACTCACACAGGCCTCGATGCAGCCACACTCCGACATGCTCAAAACCGTTGCCCTCATGGTCAGCTCGGAAACCGACATCCCCGTCAACGACCTCGGCATCACCATGGACAACCCCGCCAGCGCCGAAGCCATGGCCGAAGCCGAACGCAAACTATCCCGCACCGCCGACCGGCAAAACAAACGCTTCGGCGAAAGCATCAAAAGCATCCTCGCCATGGCGCTCGCCGCCCAAGGCGCGGACGAAGCCGACATCCGCCAACTGCGGCCGATCTGGGCACCCACCAAGGAAGCCAGCGACGCCGCCCGCGCCGACTGGTACCAGAAGGTCGCGTCCACCAACCCAGCCTTCGCCGACAGCGACGTGGGCCTGAGCCGCGCCGGCCTGACATGGGACGAGATCAACGCCCACCGGGCCTACGAGAGACAGCAGCGCACGCAGAACGCCATCGACGAACTTCGCGCCAAGATCGCCACCGCCAAGACCGACACGCAGGAGGACGCAGCCAATGGACAGCAACAGCCTGCCGCTGAACAACCTCAATCCGGCGCAGCGTAAAGCGTTCAACGAGCACCTTAACGACCTGTGGGACGACTATCAGGACGAACTCGCCGATCTCATCATCGAAGCCAAGACGATGGTGCCCAACAGCCTCTACTTCGGCGATGATCCCACCACCGAAGCCCGCCGCCAACTGGAGGACTACGCGCGCAAAGCCAACCTCATCGCACAGGACTACTACAGGAACGTGCGTGCCGCATGGGCCGAGGCCGCCGGCATCGGCATGCCCGACTACACCGAAGCGCAGGTCAGCTCAGACCGAGCCTTCTGGCAGATCGTCGGCGGCTACAACAACACCATGCACGTCGGCGCGAAATTCACCGACGTCATCAACGGCCGAAGCAAAGCCGGCCTGACCATGGATTACCTCTGGGCCGTCAACACGCAAGGCTACACCGAAGACGACTGGGCGCGCCTCGCCAAGGACATCATCAACGAAACCGCCCGCCTCACAGGCCGGCTCACCGCCCAGAACGACCCCACCAAACCCAAATACGCCCGCGTGCCCCAAGGGAAAACCTGCGCGTTCTGCGCCATGCTCGCATCCCGAGGCTTCGTCTATGCCAGTGAGGACACCGCCGGCAAATGGCACAAATACCACCACGACTGCGACTGCAAGATCGTCCCCTCATGGGGAGAGACCGAGATCGACGGCTACGACCCCGACAAACTCAAGGCCATATACCAGCAGGCAAAGGACGCCGCCAAAGCGGCCGGAGCCGGCAGCGATCTCAACACCGTGCTCTCGTGGATGCGCAGCGAATCGCCGGAATCGTTCACCGACGGATCGGAATTCTCGCCAGACCTGCGCATCCCGCGAGGCAGCAGACTCGAACAACAACTCGGCGAAGCGTATACCCGCCGCGTCAACCGGCTGCTCAGCAAAACCGAGCACAAAGACGCGGCGAGGCTCTGGGCCAAATACGCCGCCCAATACGACATCAAAGAAACACGGCTGTCCAAAGGTGCTTACTTCAGCCCCTCCGACGGCGGCATCTACCTCAACCTTGACACCGTCATGGCCGGAGACAGCGCACACCGCCCAGTGCAGAACCTCTTCCACGAAAGCGGCCACATGCTCGACTGGCTACTCGACCGCAACATGTACTCCAGCGGTCCGCACCACGGAACCATGTTCGCCGACACGCTCAACAAGGACGCGCAAAACCTCTACAACAGCACGCAAGCGATGCTCATGGCCGACGGCAAACCATCCGACCGCCAACACGTACTCTGGGAACTCGGCCAGCAAGTACGTCGCGGCACCGCCAAAACCGACCGCAACATCGAAGACATGCTCCAAGCCGCGCTAGGCGACGACTACCCCAAAACCGTAGGACACCCCAACGGATACTTCCAACAACAAGGAAGCCACCAATCATCGGAGGCATTCGCCGAAATGCTCGACGCCCAGCTCGCCAACCCCGCCGCATGGGCCATCATCGAGAACTTCATGCCGGAATCAGCTAAAATGTTCAATACGATGATCCGGGAGGCGACACCATGAGCGAAGAGGACTACTTCACCCAGCACCGAGGCGAAGACACCGACGATCTCCTAGCCCGCTACGGCCTCCAGTTCGGCGAACCCTACTTCAACATCGAAGACACAGGCATCAACCTCAGCGAAGCCGAACTGCGCGCCGACCTGCTCCACTGCCTCTACCACAACAAACCCAAAGACCACATCGGCCAGCCCAGCCGCAACCTTATCGCACTGGCGCTCGCCGACTGATCCCAGCCCCGGCGGATATCCGCCGGGGCTTTTTCATGCCCGCAGACCGGGCCAAGAGTTTTCAGCCACCCGCACGGGTGGCTTTTTCAATGCCCGGAAAGGGCTCGACCACAAGGAGAACAACCATGTTCCTCAACCTCCAGCACCCCAATATCCGATACATCGCGCCGCCAGTCGAAGGCGGTTCGGACACTCCCGACGCCACCCCGACGGCCGAACCGAACGGCAACGGCGAGGAGATCGACTGGGAAGCCAAATACAAGGAAGCGCTCGGCCACTCGCGCGACTGGGAAAAGAAGGCCAAGGCCAACAAGGCCGCCGCCGACGAGC